AGACTTTGACGCACTCTACGGAGCGCTGTCATGAGCGAACACGAATTCACACTTCAAGTCACGGTGCGCAAGCGCTCTGACATGGAAGAACCAACCAATGCTCCCGATGCAATACGCCTTGTTGAGGCGCTGTTGACACTGGGGTCATTCATAGAAATCGTAGAGATTACGGAGGTAGAGCAATGAAGGATTACACACAGTTCAATCGCAGGGTCACGGTGGGGTTCTTCCTATACCTTGCAGTCCTCGTGTCAGCATTCATCGTGTATCTGATACAAGACTTCACGCTTCGTATGGACTCTTATGTCTGTAATACGAAGCAACACACCGTGTCATACGGAGAGACCCTATGGGAGATCGCTCAGAGCAACTGCTCAGGCAACATAGAGTCCGCCGTCAATGACCTAGTAGAGATCTACGGGTCAACCATCCAAAACGGGCAGGTCATTGACCTTCCTACAAAATAGAAATAGAAGTTGCAATTCCCAAACCACGCTGATAGTTTTATCTCAGTGGTACAACACATCAAATAAGTCAAACAACAAGGAGAAACATCATGTCAAAAGAAACCAGCCAGTGGCTCAACCAGAATGTTCTGGTGGGCTTCACATCCAAGCGTGGAAACGCATGGCATTACAAATCAACCGATCAGGGCACTGAGCCAAACCACTACGAGCAGGCGATCCCTGTTGAGGATGTGCGCAGGCGCTTGTTCAACTGGAAGGCAGTGGAAGCACCAGTGTTCGTTCAGGTTCCTGACAATGCTGGAGTCAACCGTTACATTGAGCAGAACGAGCGTAAGGCGATCGTGCGCAACGACACCAACGATGTTCTCGGTCTCTTCAAGGATTCGTATCAGATTCACCAGTACGACCAGTGGTTGATCGGAACCATCAGCAACATCATTGATGACAGCAACCTTCAGATCGGTTCTGCGGGTTTGCTCCGCAACGGTGGTGTGGCTTGGGTCAGCATTGAAATGCCTGAGACGGTTCAGACCAAGGCAGGCTTTGAGATCCGTCCACACTTGCTCGGCACCACGAGCCACAACGGCACCATTGCTACCACCTTCAAACGAGTGGTCACTGCGGTGGTCTGTGACAACACGCTCGCTGGAGCGCTTGGCGAAGGCGGATCCGAATTCAAGATCCGTCACAGCAAGTTCAGCAACGGACGCATCCAAGACATCCGTGACGCTCTCGGAATCATCCATGCCATGGCAGACGAAGCAAGCGCAGAGATTGAGCGCTTGTCATCGTTGACAGTCACCCAGTCTGAATGGGATGCCATCGTGGAGCGCTTGGTTCCAGTGAACCTTGAAGCAGATGCTCGCCCACAATCAGTGAGCCGTGCTCAGAACAAGCAAGAGTTGATCCGTCACCTTTACAAGAATGACCCACGCTGTGAGCCATGGACTGGCACGCAACTTGGAGTGTTGCAGACATTTAACACTTGGAACCAGCACTTCAGCGGTAAAGATGACAGCCGTGTAGAGCGCAATGCGTTCAACGCACTTAACGGTAAGACCGAAGAGTTTGACCGTCAGGTTCTCCGCACCATCAATGACGTGGTAATGGTGTGAGCAGTAAGTACGAATACTACGGTGATGCGGGGGAGTCAAATCCCCCGCTTCATCCTGAACTTCTACTTAACAAAGAGATCATGGATCCTCTGCCATTTACTGAAGTTGGTGAATGGAGAAGTAAAGCCAAGTGCAAAGCAGAAGATGGTTCATTGTGGTTTGCTGGCAAGCCAAAGGGCATTAACAAGAAGTCCATTAAAGGAAAGATCGTTAAGACCCGTAGGAAGCGAGCACAAAATATCTGCAATACATGCCCTGTCCAGTACGAATGCCTCCGCTACGCCATCTTGAATAACTTCAAACATGGCATATGGGCTGGCTACGAAATGGATGAACTCACGCCGACAGAGCGTGAGAAGTTGCGTCAGCGTATTGAACGCAAAGAACGCAAGTTAAACAAGACTGTCAATAAGTGAGTTGAGGCGGTGTGCTCCGAGGCTGATGTCTCGTGAGCGCACTGCTTCTCTCAAAGCCTCTCCCTCGTCTGCTCGCCTGACTGGATCCCGAAGATCCCTCAGATGCTTGAGCCACTGCGATGGTTTACTCGCAGTACGACCAATACCCCAACTCTTACGCAAGCCCTCATACGAAGACAACGCAGAACCAATCCATGGAATACCCGAGGCTGAGTACTCAAGCAACTTGATGTCACTCTTGGCATGGTTGAATGGCGTGTCACGCAATGGTGCGATACCCACATCCATGGTTAACAGCGATGGGTAATCACGAGCGTCCACAGCGTCTAGAACGATTACTTGATCTTCATGTAACCCAAGTTTGCTGGCAACTGACGGTGCTGTCGCATACCGACCGCTATGTTGAAACTTAATATCATTACTAACAAGTAAAGGGTTGACGATCCCCTTCATGATCTCTAAGTCACTGGAGCGATGGCTCGTGGCTCCCACCCAACCAACTACAGGAACAAAACTATCAGTATGCACATGAGGAATAAACCGTGCTGTGTCTACTGTGTTTTCCAACACAATGATTGGGCAATGCACAAATGACTTAATACGATCGGCAAGGTAGTGAGTGGATACCATGACTACATTGCTAGACGCAAGCACCTTTTTGTAATGATCTCGGTTTTCTTTAGGGTTTGTCTTTGGGTGCGATGAGTTAAATGCATCATTGGCTGGATCCAGTCCCCAATACCAATCGTCTAAATCATTCACAATTACCTGACCAATGGCACGAGCCTTACCTATGTGTTCGGCAAGAGAATCATGCATTAGTCGTTGCATAATGACCATGTCAATTGTTTGTAACTCTTCGTACTGATCACGAATATAGAAACGATCGTCTTTCCATGTCAGCACTCCTGTGACGACTTCCTTCTCAAAGTGCTCTAACCATTCAACGTACTGACCGAGGCGTGCCCATCCCGAGCCACCCCAATGCTCTACACCATCACTGGCTTTTAGCGCTGGAAGGTAATCGCCACTGACGACCCCAATCCTCATTTCTTCTCCACCATTTCAACGGTGAGGCTGGTGTGCTTGTCAGGGTTGGTGCATGTTGGTGGTACCGATGGCTTGACATACACGGTGACAATCTTTCCGCACTGCGGGCATTCATAGTGGCGCTTCTCGCTCATTGCTGTGGCACCTTCCATGGACGCCATTCAGTCAAGAATGCAATGATCTCACGCTTATCCCAAATTGGTGTTGATGCCAAGTTTGCGATTGGTTGTGGGAACTTCTTCTGCTTACGCAGTGCATGGATTCGTTGTTTGGTTACTCCGAGGATTACAGCAATCTCGCTGGTTCCTGCTAAGTGTTCGGGTTGTAGTTCGTTTGTCATGTTTACATCCTACTGTGTTGTGTACGTTGTTGCTACAGGCTCCAGTGTCTCAGTCCGCCGTTGTCGTAGAGATATTTGGCTACCGATAGGTTGCAGTCCACATTGAATAGACCCTTGATCCCTGTTCCGCATATGTTCCTCGTGACCGTCCGCCATGAAGAATTAATCTGAACCAAGCCGAGGTCAGTACTGTGATCGGCATTTTTAAAGCGGTTCCAAGCACGTTCATTACAGCGGGACTCACGCCAACTGATATACGAAAACGCAACCACTGGCAAGCCGTATTCACGGAACTTGGCTTCCCATTGTGGGCAACGCTTTGTTGGATCTTTCGGTACTCCCTTTGGTGTTGGCGCCTCTTCAGGTGCTAATTCCTTTGCATTTACTACCTCAAGTGCTACCGATTGCACAAAAGGGGTTAGTTGAATTGTTGCTACTTCGGACTGTTGATTACTTGGAGCCAGCCCCACCAACAACGATGTGATTGATGTGAACACGAGTCCAACGATAACTAACGAGCGATCTAACAATATTCTTCTCCTTGATAGGCGGATAAAGCAAAACGCCCACAGGATTCTGTGAAGAACTCTATGGGCGTTACCCTTCTAGTTTACAGGTGTTAAGGCTGAATCAACCTGAACTTAAGCATCTCTAAATCGGTCAGTTGCGTACCCATTTTAGGAATCTCTTGAATATTTATTTCATTAATCTCTTTTGACTCAGCGTCTACACATTCAGTGCAACGACACCCTTGTCTGTAGCGAGTCCATGTGCCATGTGCACGAAGTACACTTGCTTTCGGATGCTCAACAGTAAGCGCTGTGCGCTCTTGTGGTGTGAGTCCGCCCCACAATCCCCACTTCTCTTCTAAGCCATCGTCTAAACATTCTTTCCACACAGGACATTGACGGCATACCGCTCTAGAGATTACATAGTAATTCTCTGGTACGTCAGTATCTAGTGGTGGGTACCAAAGATCAATGTGACGGTCTTTGCAGAGAGCATCAATGCGCCAGTCGTCTTGATGGTTAGGCAATTAAAACTCTTCCGATGGTTTCTCATCGTGAATGCGCTTGTCACGAATCGGACGAATAGTGTTTTCAATAGCGGTATAGATCGCTGTGCTCATGCGTTCTACTTGTTCATTCATCTTTTCAATCTGTCCAAGAAGATTTACAACTTCACCTGACAGACGCTTGTTGTCTATAGCCAATTGAAGAATGTTGTCCCAGTTGTCCAATAGAACCTCTGCCATGGACAATTCAGCCTGAGCAGAAAACTCTTCCAATGAGGGTGTCTCCATCTGTTTAACAATCTGTGGAATCATGCTCAAGGCTTTAGACATGCGCCTGCGTTCACGCTCTAACTCTTGCGCCATAGTCCAGTGGTTAGGCTCGTTGGATGAGTAGTGGTAACGGAAGTCTTTATTTGACATCCATTCATTGTAATAGTCGTGGTTATTGTGCATCGTGGAGACCCTCTTCCTGAACCTCGCAATCCCATCCGCAGGCTCCGTAGCCGATGGCGTCAGTCCAGTGGTCACGCTTTTCAGGTGTCCATGAGAGTCGGGCGATCTTAAGAAGCATCATCATGACCGCAACATCATGTGGTCGGATATGTACTTCTTGACGGCGGTCAATAATGCGCCGAATGTAGGTAGTCCAAAGATCGCCTGTGGTGGCAAAGTCATCAATTGGATCGCCATAGTCGGCGTCTCGGACACCGTTTACTAGGTGATCGGCTTCTGCCAAGATGTTCGTACGATTGGTGGGATTACTAGTCATGGTGCACCTCGCTGTTATGTTGCGGGAAGTATAGAGGTGC